ACCAGCTACTTTCATGTAACGGGTCACGATCCAAGGCGATACCTTCATCATCCGATAGACGAGTTCAGCTTTCGTCTTCTCATGGATCACATGATAGCAATAGGTTGCATCGTCCTTGTTATAGACGGTAGCTTCAAGAAGTTCGACTTCTTCTGTCGGCTTCTTATTGATCTGTTCTTGCAAGATTGGCGGTATTTTGGAATCCGACCATTGCAATGAGATCGCATCGCCTTTAAGACGCATCTTACGATAGACATTATCGACGGTCCCGTGCGGCCCTTCTTCAAGAGACACGAGATACTGTGGAACTGCCGTGAAGCGGATAGGTGAGTCCTCATCGCCCGGCTGGATCAGCATGACTGCTGTGCCGACTGCAAGATCAAGCAAGAACTCTGACATCGACAGGTCAAAGTTCGTTTGACGCAGCGTGTTAAACATCCGTTCACGATAGAAATCCAGAACTTGCTGAATCTCAGCGCGGCGTTCTTTAGGAATTTCATTACCGGCTTGTAGGGCGCACCAAGCACGGTATGGTGGAAACAGACTAGACTGGATACGATTAGCGAAACGCTGGGTAGAATGGATGGCAGTCGAGTCGAAGACCTTGCTCATCTTCTTCTGGCCCGGCACACCGCCTTCGTAGAAACCATCATAAAGGTTTCTCTGTGGAAGTGCGTATTCGTAGCACTCCTGATAAATCGTGCGCCACTGGTCTTTCTTGGAGGAGGCCAAGGAAGCGCGTTTAATTACGTTTTCGACACTCATCTTGGCCATAATAACCTCATTTCTTCTTTGCTGCGCCTTTGTGCGGGGTAATCGTCGCACCTTGTGGGAAATACTTTTCCATAGCCTTTACGAATGACTTTGGAAGTTTCTTAGCTGGTTGCTTCTTGTCTGCTGATTTCATTTCTTTCGTGCCTTTCCTGCTTTTGATAGAGCGATTGCGACTGCTTGCTTCATCGGCTTACCGTGTTTCATCTCTAGCTTGATGTTCTGAGAGATAACTTTCTGTGACGAACCTTTTTTAAGAGGCATCTTTCTTCTCCTTGCTCATTGCGGCCTTGATATTGTCGATCATGTTGGGATATGGACGACCGGCTTTCTTAGCCATTTGTTTAGCGTGTTCTTTTTGCTCTGCGGTGAGTTTCTTGCTCTTGCCGAGAGACTTTGGACGAGGCTTATCCCATACTTCCTTCATGTTCAGTCCTTCATCTTCTTGATACGTTCGCTGAGAGCAGCCGCTTTCTTCTTGGCATCTGCCGTAGAACTGGCTCCCCAAGCCCGGAGTGCAAGCAGTTTACGAGTTGGCTTGCCCTTCTCGTCGTAGTCTGGACCTTTGACACCAGCCATACGCGCTAGGAAACTGGCCTTACGACCGAGTTGTTCACGCGATTGAGGCGCACCCTTTACCGGCGGCTTGAGGTTTGAGCCTTCTTTACGCTTAAAGTAAGCGCGACCGGCTGCGTTCAGGCCACCTTGCGGGTTCTGGTATTTCTTAGCGACCATTAAAGACCACTAAGTTTGGTTGGCAGACCTGTTTCAGGAGCAATACGCTCTGGCGAAAGCAACTGACGATAGCCACCGCGTGTGCGAGCGCGAATAGACGCAGCCATTTGCTGGCCAGCAGCCGCTTCTTGAGCCGCGATGCGTTCTTCTTGCTTGTTCTGCAAAGCAATCTGCTTCTCTTGTGCAGCCGAAGAACCGCCGCTGCTACCGCCTAGACCCAATGCCTGTGCTATGAAACCCATGATTCAACCTCGCAAATATGTGACAGTCGCAACCGTCAGACGCATAAGACCGTAAGAAAGCCTCTCTAGTGAACCCAATCGTCTTGGCCCACCGAACCGCTCTAGGATTATCATTTCTTACAGTTATCTGCAAACGCCTTACAAATGTCATGTTAGATATAAATTTTATCATGTTTTTACTACATTTCGTCATCTCAACTGGCTTTTTCGTCACATAATCGGCATCTTTAAAAACAGTCACTTCCCAGTTCCCACGCCAGAGCGGAAAAAATAAATAGCAAAGTATAGGTTTCTCTCCGTCGAAGACGGTGAATGAGAAGAACCGTGACGCATATTCCGATATGATGGTATCGAAGTCCTCATAGGCTGCGATGGTATTCATATCGGCTTGCCACAAACGCATGGCGCGGATGTGTTTCACATGAAACTCTTTGATTTCGTAGTGATCCGGGAAGTTTGCACTACGAATTATGTCTTCATTGGGCATCATGCGAAGATGTCGAAGTCCGTTTTTGCGCTGGTTTGCATGGGAAGTCTGCCACCAATCTGATGGCCACGGGTCAGAGTGCGGAACTCTCCGCCATTTTTTTTTTCAAGCAGAAGGGGGCATACGATATGGGAATGTTCGTTCTTATTTGGCGCATCACGGAAACGATCTGTGCCACCGCCTACGCCTACGCGCTTGAAATGATAGCCACCGGCTAGTGATTTCCGTAGCCGATTGCAACTTGAGTCGAGGATAAGGCCCGGCTTGCCGTCGATCAGGCGTTGCATAGGCAAAGCACCAGCTTCGCGGCGCACCATAAAGTCGTTTGATGCCGTAGGTTGAGCATTTAATCCTATGGTTTTGAGATAATCGAAGGCTGTCACCTCAAAGATACCATCACGAGCGACACCCGCCGGATCGCCCCAGACGAATACTTGGGCTTTAGCGAAGTGGGTCATAATGTCGTGCATCAGAATTTGACCGAATCGTTCTAGGCCCATGCTGAATGAGACGATTTCATGGAGAATATGCCAGCGGCCATTGCGTGTTTTTTGACCAAAGACGGCTGCCGGTGTCAAACCAAAGTCGATCCCGATCTGGAGTGGTAATCCGGGGTCATAGTCGATCTTATCGACGCTCATCAGCGTATCTGAATACTCTGGCCAGACGGCTTTGCCTTCTTGGACATAGACATACTCACCAGCAACATAGCATCTGATCCAGTCTAGGTTCTTGCCACCGAGTTGCTGCTCATAGTAGCCGGGCGGAAGGTTATTGATGTTCTCCGCTTTTTCATTGACGGTCCAGTAGCGGCCAGCGCCGGGTATGGCTCCCGGATGTTCTGAGGCACATTCGACCATTCCGGGCGGCTGTTTGAAGAATTTCCATTCATATTTGCCGCGAATTGGTTCTTTTTCAGCAAGTCTGTGCCACCAATGGTCAGTATCCATCGGGTTGGTATCAGCCCAGATACCACGCCAAGTCGGGCCGCCATGCAATTTAGTTGGATAACGACCTACGCGGTGAGTAAGTCCTTGGATCACAGCGAGTGGCAGTTCTCTAGCTTCGTTTACCCAAGCCCCGGTGAGTTCGAGCGAGAGGAGTTTTCGAACGTCTTTTGGCTGATCGAGTGCTAGGAAGATGACTTCGCAGTCAACTCCGGGGATACCATCACGACTAGGCAGTTTGAGGTGATGGGTAATAGGTGGCGACCAGCGCATCGGTCCCCAGACATCCTCTGGAAAGATTGATTGCCAAGTCTTGATCGTCGTGGTCCGTAGTTCAGGATATGAGTTACGGATAATGACGAACCGTGTGTAGCGGATATTATCGACCGGAGACGGCCTTTGCTGGACGGCTTTAAGGAATATCTCTGATGCACAGGCATAGGATTTACCTGAACCTACGGGGCCGAGGAGACCACGGAAGAAGGCATCGTTATTGAGGAACTTCCAAGTCGTCGGTGACTCTGAGAAGTCTAGTTCGAGACCAGCATTTGCGAAGGCTTCTGCCGCCTCATTCTGCGTCTGTTGTTTCTTCGGTTTCCGCATCTATTACCTTTGTTTCATAATGTGTGACTGCCGGGCCTTTGAGATTGATCCCAATGATTGTCGGTCTATTTTCGTCAGCACCAGTTTCCATCAGGCCATGATGCTTAGACAATAACCGCAGGGCAGCGATCTTGTCGTGCATCTCGACCTCAATAGCGTTACCTTCTTTGGTCGGCGTTACCTTGACCTTCTTTATGGCCTTCTGAACATTCAAAGGCAACTCATTAGAGTTCTTAACAGTGACGTTTCCAGATGAATCCCATGACAAAACATCCGTAATGGCTGCCGAGCCAAGTGCTTCGATTTCACTAAGAACAGCCTCTTTCTTAGTGGGATCAGAGGAAACAATGCCATTTCTAAACGATCTTACTCTACCCAATGCAATCTCCTGTGGAACACACCCTCAACCTATCTTGACAGGTATTGACTTTCATACGGCGAACCCCCTTATCTATCCCCTAGGGATATATCGAATTAGTGATTTGAGTTTATTTCCTGAAATCTGAAAAAAAATTGAGTG